TGTGGACGTTCCAGACGTAGTTGCCATTGCTGGTGTACGGAGAGCAATTCGGCGTACCGTAAGGCGTTGCCAACCACCACGGCGCATCTACCTTCGGGATCAGCCGCCAATATTTGCCGTACCCGCGCAGGGTCAACAGGCCAATCCTCACTTCAAAGATTCCGTATTCGTTCTGGCCGGTCGTGTCCTGAAGGTCGATTCTGAGCGGAATGAATGTACTCAGCGGAGTGCCGTTCTTTGTAAACTCTGCCAGGCAGTTACCCAGATATGGCATAATCTCGCTCCGGCGCAGATCGTTGGGGTATTCCGGGTCGTCGCCGTCGCGGAACGGCATTCTCGTCCAAATGTCCTTTGCCAGTACCAGACAGCCGTGTTCGTCTGCATCCAGCTTCACAAACTCCTTGCCCAGCGCCCTGAAGATGCCGCCAATTTTCACGTCGCCCAGAGTTACGCTTTTCAAAATCTTACTCATCGTTATTCCTCCACTAAAACCACATTGGCCCAGCTGGTCTCGTATGTTTTCCCGTCAATCGTGACTTTCACGATACGATCATTGTGTGCAAACGAACTTACCTTGTCCGCCCGTCCTTTGTCCAGTAAAGTGCCGTCCGGCAGGTAAACATATACCGTCTTGACCGGTTTTTCACCGCTTGCTGTGCCCTTGACTGCTTCACACCCAGTCAGTGTTACGCACAGCGCGGCAGTGCAGGTGGACAAAGCCAGCAGTTCCAAAGTCTTACGCATCGTTTTTGTCCTCCTGTTCGCTCAAGTCCTCCACATCGGCAACATCCCTAGTCTTTTTCACCATGTCGGCAAGCTCACGCAGTCCAGACTTTGCCAGAGGTTCCAGCTTTACAGGAAGCACCGCGCCGCGCACCACCATTCCGTCCTTGATAACATAGTAGCGTCCGCCGCTCGCCATCTTCCTGGCGCAGTATTTGAAATATCCGCTCTTGCGGATTTCATCTGCTACTGGCATGATCTGCTTCGCATCCACAAAACCGACCGTTCCCGAAACAGGCTCGATCATTGGAACCAGTTCACACCCGCAGTACCGGATACCGATTCTTCCGGTCACGCAGTCCATTTCTCCGTCTGCCGTGTCGTCCAAATCCATCCTTTCGATGTGATGGAGATCATCCGGGCAGTCATTATCAAACTCGATGTCTGCCCATTCCTTTTTGCTGATGCCCAGGAGGGTTGCCAACTCACTTTCATTTTGTGCCTTCGGAAATCCGGTCAGCGGGAAGATTGCCGTTTTGGTTCCAATGTACAAATCATAGGTTCTGCAATCGTCATAGAACACTTTGTAGAGTTTACAGTACCCATCTGCCTTAATGAGCTTTGCGATTGCTGCCAGCTTCATTTGCTTCTCCTTTCAATTTCGATAGCCTGAACTTCAAACTTTTCGTACTCCGGGTAATGATTCTCGGCCTGCTCCTTGGCTTTTTCAACAGCCTGTTCGGCGCTGTCCGCATCCAGCCGGTACGGCAGCCAACCCGGCCACCCACCAGCACCGGTCGCTTTCAGCAAAATGTAGTACCTCTGCATCGGTGTGTTCTCCTTTCAGTTTTGGGCAATCCCGGAGTTGAACCGAGCCGGGCCTGTTCCCATGCTCACAAAAAAAGGCCGCCGCAGCGGGCGGCCTGTGTCAGGAGTTGTGCGACCTTATTTTCAAAATTTTCTTTGCTTCCTCTGCGTGGAGAAGGACGCTGTCCCGGCAGGTCATACCCGGTTCTTGCAGCTCATAGAGTTTGCACTCTTTCGTGCATCCCTTACTGCCTTTTCGGGCCTGCTCATTACACGTTATAAATCGTGCGGACAGAATCCGTGTCAGCGTTTCATTGTCCATCATGCCACCAGATAAAGCCAAAGGAACTTAATCAGTGCGGCAGGCACAAAGAAAATCAGTGCCGCCCACAGTGCCACAGCTGCCAAAACCATCAGAACACCCAGTGTTTTCACAAATCCGTCCATTGCTTTTTCTCCTTTTAAGTTCAATTCTTGCCCAAGCTGCAAGGTCTTTCCAGTTTTCAGATTCCCGGTGACATGGAGTATCGCTGGCGCGTTTATCAACTGCTTCTGCAAGTTTTTCAACGCACAAGTCAGGCAACTCCTCAATGTGTGATTCAAAAAACATAGCCATGACATCCAACGGGGCACCCGCAGCAGCAATAGCCAAAACTTCTGCGTCATTTTTCTTGTCTCCGTGCGTTTGGAGCTTGCCCCACATCACTTCGCTGCCTCCTGGATGATCCAGACCCGGTGCGTTCCATAGCCTTGCCAGCTCAGTGCATCTTCGTGGCTTCCAGAAACGGCTATGTCCAAGTGTTTTCCCTGGATTCCCGCTCCTTTGTCCTGAACGATCCGCACTCCTACATCCTCAATATAGAGGACGGTCCCGAACGGAAAAACGTCCGGGTCAGCCGCCACCGTCACGTCAGCTTCTACCGGTGCACCGCTGGACGTGATTCCTGTTCCCGTTCCGCAGATGTGCTCTCGCTTTTCGGTGCAGTAGGCCGTGCAGAGAAAATCGCCAGCATCCTCAACTAGCAATTTTCCATCCAGTCGGTCCCGTGCTTTCAGAGAATCCCGCAGGGTATCGGCGTACTCTGCAATCTCTTTCGACACGCCCTCCCAGTCCTCATACCGGGACTTGTAAATGTCCCGCTGACATTCCAGATCATCAATCCGGTGATAAAGCACGTTGACCTGTATACCTGCAATCATGACCGCCACCAGAGCGATTTTCCCCACATCAATTTTCATATTCTTTCCTTTCCGGGAAGTGTTTCTTTGTAACGGCAATCGGAAATTCTTCAATTTCCGATGCCCACCGAGCAGTCCCGGTGCCGTATGTAGTTTCCCAGACCAGTGGGAAACCGCCGATTCCGTCAAACAAACTTCCCAACTTTGCGCCATCGCCCATGTATGACTTCATTTTTCGGGCAATCCAGAACCACTGCGGCAGGGCAATGGAATTTCCAAGCGCCTTGTACCGTGGGCTGTCCGCTGGCTTATGCTTTTTCCCTTTGGTGTCCGTCCATTCCCCAATGTCTGTCCATCCGTCCGGGTAGCCTTGAAGCCGTTCACACTCTGTTGGTGTCAGTCTGCGGACAATCCATCTTGTTCTCTGCCCAGCAAGTACCGCCTGCTGGTTCCCGCCGGCCGTTTCTCTGGACGGGAGTGCAGGAAACGCACCATCTTCGCCGTATACCCGCCGTGCCTGCGTGTCCCATGGATTCAGGCAGCCGGAGTATTCGATTGCCACAGCCTGCGCATCGTGCATGGTGTCCAGCGTCCCGGATTTTTCCTTACTGGCGTAGGCGTGGGCCTGTCCATTGCCGATGCCGTAGCTTGTGACCTGCCCCGGCACGGCCACGAGCGGCGTATTCCCCCCACCTGTTCCCCAACTGTCGTAGCCCGTTGGGGAACAGGTGGGGGCTTCCTTGTACCGTGCGTCCTGCGCATGGTTTTCAAAAACAACAGGCTTGTCTGCCGGGTGATCCGTAATCATTGGGACATACCCGCCGCCAAGGCCCATACTCGCCGGTAATGTTGGGCAAATACCCGTCTGCGTGACCGTTGCGTGAACCTGATTGCTTTCCAAAACTACCGGTTGCGCAGGGTTTTCTTCTTGAATGCTGTATACCACCGCGTGCCGGTCAACAGTGTTAACTGTAAAGGATCCGTTTTCTCTTACGCCTGACCCGTTCTGGTTTGTTTTCCGGTCAACCGTATTCCCGCTAATGCAGTATGTCGGTTCTCGAATCAGTTGGAAGAGCGTTTGGTCTTGGAGTGTCGATAGTGTCCCGGTTTTCTCCGTCTGCACCAGCGCACCCTTGCCGCCGCCTGCGCATCCCGAACGTATTTTCAAGGTGTAGGCTGCGTTCCGCCCCCCCTCTGCCACCACTCGATCATTTCCAGCAGAGCAGTTTGTAGTAAGTCCGGCAACTTCTTTCCACGCCGGGATGCACGGGTCAGGATGCCTTGACAGGCTCGTGCGCTCAAATAATATTTCTCCGGCGCGTTGACCTCCAAGGTCGAGGATAAGAGCGATACGCTTTCGGCGCTGGGCCACTCCGAAATATTGACTGTCCAGCTGTCTCCACGCCAAAGACCATCCGTTTCCGGCGATTGCTCCGGCTTTGCTCCATCTGCCCCCCCTCGGAGGTCTAGGAATAACAGCGTTTGGTTGCTCCACGCGGGCAAGTTCTTCCAGGACTGCTCGGAAGTCCTCTCCGTTGTTACTGGAGAAGGCTCCGGGTACGTTCTCCCAAATAGCGAAAGTTGGGTACATTCCATTTGTCGCTTTCCTCATTTCCTTGATGATTCGCACAGCCTCAACAAAAAGACCGGATCGTTCTCCGGCAAGTCCCGCCCTACGTCCCGCAATGGACAAATCCTGGCACGGACTGCCGAACGTGATGCAGTCCACCGGCTCGATTTCATCACCGTGGATTTTTGTTATATCTCCCAGATGAATCATACTGACCTCATTTCTTTTTGCACGGACGGCCGGCATCGAACCGGCTTTCCTGCTTATGGGGGATAGTCAGAAGCAGAATCATCCTCTATGCGTCCGCATATCAGACCCGCCCGGCAAGAGAGCGCCGGACGGGGCGGCCACGGCAATGGCCTACCGCTTTTGTTCCTGGGCGGATTGAACAGGGCATTTCTACGCTCATGCTGCGGCGCACCCGTTCCCGTCGATTCCATGCGGGTGCGGCTTTTGCGGAAATGGCAGCCCGGTTTTGCACCGGGCTTTAACGGAAAGGAGGACGCTGCTGTACAGCACCATTCCGCTATGTCGGCCGGCTGATTTCCTGACCGTACCGGCTTCCATGGAAAACTCAACTCGGCACATACAGGGTCCGGCCCTGCTTGCAGCGCTCAATGCCTAGAAAAAGCGCCATGCGCCATATAAAAGCAGCCCCGCTTCTGCGGTGCAGGGCTGCTTATTTCACGTTCGAGAAGAACCATGCTTTGTATCAGCGGCACTGTTTTTCTCGTAGTGCTTGCACTCCACGTTGTAACCACTGCAAGGTGCGCACCGGGCTGCGGTTATCTTGAATGTGTGCTTGCACTGTTCTTCAGTACCCTTTTGTTTTCCCTTGTGCAGGGATGCTCTGGTATGTGTACTTCTTGCCAAGCTCTTGATCTTCCTCGCTTTATATAAATAGGTGTTTCGGCCCAAAGGCTTTGGGTTTCGACGCTTGTCCTGCACCGCTTCCCAGCGCACCGGTGGATTGAAGTTTTTCCGCAATTTCATCCAGATTTTGAAACTGCTGAAGTCGCTTTCCCATGTTCCGAATGTTTCATCCATCCACTTGAACATTTCTTTTACGGCTTCTGGCAATTCAAATTTTCCATCACATAGGGGTCCCGGCACTTCCTCAACATCCGGCATGGTTGTCGGCAGTTCTATTCGCTCACCATTCGGAAGATCATAGTAGGCGGTGCCTCTGCTCACTCTTCTACCTCCATGATGTGCGTTGCGATCATGTCAGCCATGTGCAGGCACAGGGCTTCCGGGCAACGGTCGTATACTTTGCTGAGCGTTCCCCAGTCCTGCTCTCCGCTATATGCTCCCATGTGCCACCTGATTGCCAGGGCTTCCGTGTCGGTCAAGAAAATCCAGTCTTTGATAATGCTGACGGATGCTTTACCGTGTCCCATCAAGTGACTATCTTCATACCGGTAACTGCCATCCGGCTTTTTGATGTACTGCCCAGCCTTGCAAACGTCATGGAGTAACGCGGCGGTCAAGACTGCGCCCTTATTGCATTTTGCAAACTGTGGCATCTTGTCGCATAATTCCAGGGCAGTTCTTGCCACATTGAGAGAATGCAGCACCAGACCGCCGGGGACATTCAGGTGATGCTTCGCGCTGGCCGGGGAATTGTAAAAGTCCAGTTCTTCTAGCACCCGCATCAGTGCCATACCGCCGCGCCTACCCTCAATAGCCCGTACCAAAAGGCTGTTGAACTGGTCTTTCAGCGAGATTCTTGTTGCTTCATCCATAGGTCGTTCCCACCTCTCAATCCCAGTCCCGGACTTCATTGTTCCAGTCATAAGCCTTTTTGACCAAAGTGTCCAGCAACACCGGCACTGCCCATGCAACGGCAATGAGATCTGGGTCGTAATTGATTTTGAACAGCCAGCAGACACCCCAGATCAGGGTTGAAAAAATGCCATACAGCACGCCGAACACCAGCAGGCTTTCTCCCAGGTGCAGCGCATCGCGGCGGAAGCGCCGCCAGTTGAATGTCTTGTTGAAGTTGTTGATTGCTCTGTGAAGTTTTTCAAGAATCATTTTTTCTTTCCCTCCATGTGAAACAGACTTGTTTGACTTGTGTGCTCAGAAAACCGTTCTTCTTCCAACTGGAAATAGAACGGATCAATTTCAAATCCGATAAAGCCAAGCCCTGCCTCATATGCTGCTATGCGGCTGCTTCCGCTTCCGAGGTGGGTGTCAAGAATCTTCTGCCCTGGCTCTGCATAGTTTTTGAAAATCCAGTCATAAAGAGCAACCGGCTTCTGCGTTGGGTGGATTCGCTTTTCGTTCAAGCTCTTGTTTCCCTGCATGGTGTCGCCTTCTGTGATGCTTTTTCCCTGCATCATGCCGGACCACATATACCGGAACATTCTCACTGAGGAAAACAAATTTGTCGCCGCAATCTCGCAATCTGAAAAGCTAGAATTTCCATTGCACTTGTCCCACACGATCCGTCCGGTAGCAAACTGGTAGTCAAAATAGTTGCAGCCCCATACAATATAGTGGCGGCACACTCGAAACAGCTCCCTGAAATACTCCGGCTCTGGTTTACTCCAAGCAGGAGAGACGGGGTAGTCACGGTGTACGCCTATTTTGCTGACTTTGGATCCGTAAAAGCCTCTGCGTTCCGGACCAGAGAAATACGGCGGATCCACAACCGCCAGATCAAAATAATTATCCGGGAACAGTTCCATTGCCGGCAAGCAGTCCATGTTATAGCAATGGTTCAGCTTAAACACTTCTCCCATGCCTTACTCCGCCGGGCAATCCGCCCGATACCTGAACCGCTGCTTTGCGTTGTATAATCGCTGCTGCCCAAGCTCTGCACTATATCCTGCGCGACCATTGGCATCCATCTTTCCAGTGTCACCGCGCTTCAGTTCCTTATAGATGGTGGAATAGTTGAAGCTCATCGCCCTGGCGATTCCGGCAACACTCTGTCCGGCATTGTACCGGGCTTCCAGCACCTTGCGGTCATCCTGCGTCATGTGTTTTGCCATTCCTGTTCCCTCGCTTTCCTGAAAAATGCGCAAAAAAATAACGCAAGAGAATCCGCTAAGATTTCTCTTGCGTTTTCTCTTGCGTTTATTTTACAAATTCAGCGTCACGCTGCCGCGTGCCGAGAGGGTCGTTCCATTCTCAGTTCATCTTCTTGCCAAAGAACTCGACTTCTTTGGTGATAAAGCCCATCAGTTCATCGAACTGGTCGGGGGTCAGGCTCTGGGCACCATCGCACTTGGCCTTGGCGGGGTTGTTGTGCACTTCGATCATCAGACCGTCGGCACCGGCGGCCACAGCGGCCTTGGCCAGCTGGGGCACCATCCAGGCGTGGCCGCAGGCGTGGCTGGGGTCCACCACAACGGGCAGGTGGGTCATTTTGTGGAGCATGACCACACCGGCCAGGTCCAGGGTGTTGCGCATACTGGTCTCAAAGGTGCGGATGCCGCGCTCGCAGAGGATAACGTTTTCGTTGCCCTCGGCCATGATGTACTCGGCGCTCATCACAAATTCTTCCAGCGTGTTGGCCAGGCCGCGTTTGAGCAGCACGGGTTTTTTCTGGCGGCCCACGGCCTTGAGCAGCTCAAAGTTCTGCATATTGCGGGCACCCACCTGGATGAGGTCTACATTCTCGAACAGGGGCAGGTGCTCGGTGTTCATGATCTCGGTGACGATGGGGGAGCCGGTGGCGCGGCGGGCCAGCTTGAGCAGGTCCAGGCCCTCGCTCCGCATTCCCTGGAAGGAGTAGGGGGAAGTGCGGGGCTTGAACGCGCCGCCGCGCAGCAGGGAAGCGCCTGCATCCTTGACGCGCTGGGCGCAGTAGGTGATCTGCTCCTCGCTCTCGATGCTGCAGGGGCCTGCAATGACGGCGAAGTTGCCGCCGCCGATCTTCACGCCGTTGACATCGATCACGCTGTCGTCGGGGTGGAACTTGCGGTTGGCTTTCTTGTAAGGCTCAGACACGCGGCGGCAGGTCTCGACCACGGGGTTGGCCAGCACCCAGCTCTCGGCAATGGCCTTGGTGTCGCCGATCAGGCCCAGAATGTGGGTGTCGCTGCCCTTGGAGTCGTTGATCTGCAGCCCCATATCCTGCAGCTCGTGGCAGAACTCGCGGACCTGTGCGTCAGGGGCATCCTGTTTCAGTACAATGATCATGGTGGTCGTCTCCTTATCCTTCTCACACAAACGGCACAGGAGACCGGCTCCATTGCCGTGATTTATTTTCGTGAAGTTCAGTTTCCTGAAGCATGGGCCTATGATAACACTTCAGGGAACTGAAGTCAAGAGAAATTTTGAAATTTAGGAAAGAAAGTGGTAGAATAGGGGCAGCCTGAGAGGGTAAGGAGTTTACAAGGAGCGATCATCAATGGGAAAAGAAGCAAAAACGAATGCCATGCGCATCCTGGAACGGGCCAAGGTGCCCTATACAGCCCACGAATATGCCCACGAGGAGGGCGTGGCGGTGGACGGCGTGACCGTGGCCGCCAGCATGGGGGAGGACCCGGCTTGCGTATATAAGACGCTGGTGACCCAGGGCAGCAGCAAAAACTACTTTGTGTTCGTCATTCCGGTGGCGGCAGAGCTTGACCTGAAGGCCGCTGCCCGCAGCGTGGGCGAAAAAAGCGTAGCCATGATCCATGTGGCCGATATCAATAAGGTCACCGGCTATGTGCGCGGCGGCTGCAGCCCGGTGGGTATGAAAAAGCAGTACACCACCGTGTTTGATGAAAGCGTGCTGGCTCAGGAAAAGGTCTATGTCTCCGGCGGCCGCATTGGTACGCAGGTGTGCTGCGCACCCGCCGACCTCATCCGGGCAGCAAGGGCAGCAACAGCGAAGATCATCTTCTAAGGTAAAACGCCCTTACTGCCAATGCAATGACGGAGAGGCTGTACAGAGCGGGGCCTGTCCCAGTGAGATAAAACTTACTTTATTATATTTTCTAAAAAAGTCATACTTAAAAAGAAATACGGTGTCGAAACTGCACAAAACTTTTGAAAGTTTTTTGACGCGGGAGAACACAAGGGAGAAATTGCCCCAAGGGCCTTTGCAAAGTGGAATTTTTGCCGTAAACTGTATGTAGTACAGGGACGGTACCCCGGCGGATGCCGGGTGCCGCCTGAAAAAGCGCAGAGCAAAAGGGGAACTTCAAAGATGAAGATGCTGTCGGGCTTCACAGAACAGAACACCATTCGTGCTGTTCAGGGGCATCGTGCAGCTTTGTGCAAAGCGCTGGGAGAGCATACGCAGAAATAAAGGCCGTGGTGCAGGTGTACCACAGCTTTTTTTTGTTTTGCAGACGGAGAAAGAGAGGTTCGGATATGATTCGGAAAGTTGCAGTGATCATGGGCTCGGACAGTGATTGGCCGGTGGTAAAGGGGGCCTGTGCCCAGCTGAAGGCGCTGGACATCCCCTTTGAGGCACACATCCTTTCGGCCCACCGCACCCCTGCCGAGGCCGCGGATTTTGCCAAAAATGCCCGGGCCAACGGTTTTGGTGTGATCCTGTGCGCGGCGGGCATGGCGGCCCATCTGGCCGGTGCCTTTGCCGCCAACACCACCCTGCCTGTCATCGGCATCCCGATGAAGGGCGGCGCGATGGACGGTCTGGACGCGCTGCTGGCCACGGTCCAGATGCCCAGCGGCATCCCGGTGGCTACCGTGGCCCTGAACGGGGCCAAGAACGCCGCCTGGCTGGCTGCCGAGATCCTGGCCCTGAGCGATGACACACTGGCCGGGAAGCTGGAGGCCGAGCGGGTGAGCATGGCACAGCAGATTGCAGCCAAGGAAGAAAAGCTGCAGAACGAACTGAAAGAGTTGTAAGGAGAACCAATGTCTGATTT